TAACATTATATGAGTTTATTTGCCGTGGCATCCACTACCATCGTATAAACAGAGGTGGCCCTGGTCGAGGTATCGAACCGAATTCATGGTTAGGAACCCCTTGTGTCTTTGTCGATCATTGAGGTACACTGTGTTAGGAACATAGTTTTGATCACAGTGTATACTTAACGTTTTGTTTGCTTTCGCCTTACTATAAAAGAAGGCGAACATTGTTTCGTTATGTCTTATCGTTAAAGACTTTCACGGTAGGAAACCCTATGGTTGAAGTGTGTGATTCGCACGGATACCAGGATCACGTAGAATCGCTAGTGCTAGGCCCAACAAGTAAGTCCTAGTGCGAAGAGCATCCTTCAAGGTCGTTGAGTGTTTCCGACCTTCCTAGTATGGGCTAGTTTCCCATTCATCCTTTCATCGGATTCCATGGAGTTATGTTCTGAACGTTTTTGACTAGTAAGGCTAGACTCGGCTATGTGATTGAAAACATTTCGTTGCCACATTGGCATCCGATTGAATTCTTCCGCCGGCAGGCTTATGCACAAACTACGAACCAGAGTACAATACACATATACACGCTTTTATACGCTAACAATGGTGACTATCGTACGCAAGTTTAAGTATGCAGTGTCTGCCCCAATGGCCGGAAGAACGGAGCCATCGTTGCGCACTTACGCTAAAGTGCAAGCAGCAACACCTTCCAAGGTGTTGGAGAAGTTTTCTGACCTGTCCCTCAAGAATGGGACCAAGAAGGACAAGAAGAAGTTCTTGTCCTTGACATCCACTGACAAGCGTCAGTGGCGTGAGAGTATCCAGCGCGCTCTTGCCTCTTGTAAGAGTAGGCAACATAGGCGCGTGATTGAGACGGGTAGGAAGCCCAAAGGACGCAGTGCCATACAACTGGCACGTGCGCAGAAGTTCGAAATGAACTTCTTTGTGGATCATCTTGATGATTCACCCGTGGAACGGCAGTCCGGTGCCTTAGGCATTGCGGCGGCTGTGACAGCTGGTGTTGCAGCATTGGCTACCCGACGTGCCGCTAAGGGCGTTGCGAGGGCAGCGGACAAGTCATGTGACTTGCTCGATGCTTTGAAAGCTGAGCTTCTTAAGATGCGTGAGCGCCTCGCTGAGATGGGGGGTGCTTTTGCTAACATGATCCTCGCCTGTGTGGTGCTGTGGTTGTTAATCAACCATGGTGCTTCACAGGCACTTGCCGGAGGTATTTTAGCCTTCGGCACCGTCCACTTTCCCATGCTGAGCGGCTTGTTTTCTCGAGTCGCGAAGCAATCTTGCGAGGTGGTACATCAGGATGGTCTTTCGAGTACCATCGCTGATGTCACCACCATCATGACCACATTGTGGCTGCCCAATAACAAGGGTGCCAGCGTTGTTGCAGGAGAGTTCATGAAGAGAGTCAGTCACTTTCCCAGAGCCTCTGAAGGTCTGGAGAAGTTTGTTGAGAAGGTCGTTAAGGTCTTTGAGCAGTTTGTGAATTTCATTCTGAACCGAGGTGATGACGACAAGTTCACCTTTTCCCGCCAGGAGAGTCTGTATGACTTATGGAGGAAGAAGGTAGCTGGCATGCTTAAGGAGTTTGCTGCGGGCACAGATATGCCCATTGAGCGATTGAAGGCCGCCAGAGAGATGGTTGTCGAGGGCCATGGGTTTTTACAGATCATGGCCACGCAGGAGTCTAAGAAAGACCTGCTGTTCTGGATTGAGAAGTTGAGGCTTGCCTTGCAGCCCCATCAGGGGGCGCTGACAGCCTCCACTAATGTGAGACCTATGCCTTGGTGCATCATGATTGCTGGTCCCTCTGGGATCGGCAAGTCCACCATGCTGCGGCTTGTTGGAGCATGCATCTTGTTGCTGTCCGGTGAGTGTAAGGCCAGTGAGGTTCTGTCACATATGTGGCAGAAAGGTACTACTGAGTACTGGAATGGTTACATCGGGCAGAAATGCTTGGTGATGGACGATTGCTTTCAGGTGAAGCCCCAACAGGGTGACAGTGATTCCGAGGCCATGCAGATGATTCGGGCCATTGGTAATTGGTCCTATCCCCTGAACTTCGCTGATGTGGAGAGCAAGGGGCGTTTCTATCTGGATACGCCGCTGATTATTGGGACCACTAACTGCCGCAATATCGCTGCAGAATGGGCCCCATATATCACGTGTCCCGAGGCCTTGGTGAGGCGCTTTCAAGGCGCCTACTGGGCTGAGTTGACAGATGCCTTCAAGAAGGAGAATGGCACTGGCCTGGACTATGATATGTTCACAAGGGCTATGGAGCAGGTGGCTGAGAAGTTGGCCGCCATGGCGAGCACTGGCAGTGCGATAACGCCGCAGGACGTGCTGAATGCACTTCCTTTGGACGCCTGGACGTTGCGAACGCATACGTTCAACTCGAGTGAGATCAGAGGTGAGCAAGTCACCTTGCGGTCAGCTATTGAGCTGGCCGCCCGTGAGATCAGATCGCGCCGTGAAGCGAACAACCGAGAGGTTGGTAATCTGCAGGATGTGTTAGGCATCTTGGAGACTGCCTTGGAGGCGCAATCAGGCGTCAATGTTGAGTCGAATGCAGAGGAACCCAGAGGTGGGTTCACTGAACGAGTGCCGAGCGAAAGCGAGTCCGAGATTGAGGTCATTGACAAGAAGCTCAATGACAATGGCTGGCGCAAAGGCTTATCTGAAGCGGCCGGCTGGGTCAAGGGAGCTATCCTTGAGATCAACCGTTTGCTTTGGAAGGCAACTAAGTTGTTGCCTGGTTCGAAGAATGCGGTCGTGTCCTCCTTTTATGGCATCGCAATGAGAGTGCTCCTTTTCCGTTTCTTGATAACGAGTGTGACTGGTATCGTGAGAGTCCTGTGGGGTGTCATTCAGGCACTTATGGGCATGTTTGGGGTTAAAGAGCCCCAACCATTGGTGGAAGATGCAGACTATCAGAGTAATGCGCCCCCACCTAAGAGTGACACCCTTCCTTTGAAGAAGTGGCACATGCCCCGAGTAGGAGATGAGGAGAGTGAGGCGGAGGCCCAAGTTGGACTGCCGCCCAATGAGCAAGTGCATAAGATAGTGTATGCCAATACCCTGAAGGTCATGGTTCAACAGATGAACAGTTTGACGGGTGAGTATGACGAGGAACATGAGCCCTTGGGCCAGTTTATTGGTCTGGGAGCTGATGTTTACCTATTTCCGCGTCATTTCCTCTCTTCTCTAAGTGAGATCAATGGCATGAGCAAGATGCACTTCACGGACGTGCGTGATGGCACGACGTGTTCCATGGAGGTTGAGCGCTTTCTGAATGGTCACATCATCAAGAGGCGCACGGCAGACATTGCAGCTGTGGCCATGGGACCAACGTTCCCATTGAAGCCTAAGCGCAGGATCTGCCATCTCTTTCTTACAGAGAAGGAGATTTACAACGTGCTGAGATCAAAGCGCGTTGGAGTGAGACTTGATGTGTGCAACATGGAGAAGGATAAGCGCACTGGGAAGTACGCTGCGCAGAAGATCACCCACGTGAGTGACACAGTTGAAGCTGTGGACATTTGCGTAGATGGTCGGCGAGAGCGTGGCCTAGTGCGATATAACGCGCCAACAGTCAAAGGTGACTGCGGCGCGCCACTGAGTCTGTGCGAAAACCGCACGTATGGCGCGCGATGCGTCATGGGTTTCCATGTGGCTGGAAGAGATTCGAAGCTGATTCGACAAGGATTCAGCCAGATTGTATCCCAGGAGATGGCATGGTTTGTTTTCAATGCTATGCGGTCCTGGGACGAGGAAGCCACGAGGGATGAGGCCACAGTGATGGTCTTAGATGATGATGAGCACGCCAGTGCTGCACGCGAGACTGGCCTTGTGGCTGGTTCCATGCAGTACTTAGGGAAGCTTGCCGATCCCGTGTCAATGGGCACGAAGACGAGCATTAAGCCAACCCCTCTTCAGGAGGCACAGGTCTTTGGGCCTGCGCCAAGTGCGCCCGCCGTGCTTGAGACTGTGTATCGGGATGGTGTGCGCATCATCCCTATGGTGCGCGCCTTGGAAGCGTACCAGACCGAAGTGGTCGATGCTGATCCCAAGGAGTTGGAGCCCATAGTGGATCTGGCTATGCAGAAGTTTACTTCTGCTACCAAGGACCACTGTAGGGACGTTCTGACCTTTGAAGAGGCTTTACAGCCTCCTCCTGGGTGGGCGCTTAAGCCTTTGAATAGGAAGAGCAGCCCAGGAGTCAAGTATCGACACTATGTGTCTCCGTCGCTACCAGGTAAGACCTGGTGTCTGGGCCCAGACGGCCCCATCGACTTCACCCGCAAGGGCTTGGAGCCGATACGGCGTGATGTTGAAGACATCATTGCCAAGGCGAAGTTGGGCATCCGCAAGTTCCATCTCTTTGGGGACTTCCTCAAGGATGAATTGCGGACGCTCAAGAAGGTGGCAGAGGTTGCTACCAGGGCCATTTCCAGTGCCCCAATGGACTACACCATTGCTGTGAGAATGTACTTCGGTGCGTTCTTGGCAGCAATGCTGAGTACCTATGTGGCAAATGGGATGGCTCCCGGTATCAACTTCTACCGCGAGTGGTACATGATTGCTGAATCGCTGTTGCACATTGGAGACAAGGTCTTCGATGGTGACTTCAGCCGCTTTGATTCGAGTGAGCAGCCTTGGGTCCACTGTGCGATATTGAGATATATCAATCAGTGGTACGCCAAGAGCCCGGATTGGAAAGAGGAGGATGATCGTGTCAGGGCTATTTTGTGGCTCGACCTCATACATTCCCGCCATCTGTCGGGGACTGGAAATAAGCTGGACACTGTTGTCCAGTGGAACAAGTCCCTGCCAAGTGGCCATCCTTTGACCACCATGGTCAATTCATGCTATTCCCTAGTGACCTTAACCGGTTGCTATGTCAAGGCTACGGGTGATTATGTGGACATGTGGAAGCATGTCTACATCATCACCTTTGGCGATGACAACCTTGTCTCTGTGAGTGACGCAGTTGCCGAAGTCTTTAACCAGGTGACTGTTGCCAAGTTCATGAAGGAGCTTTTCAATCTCACGTATACTTCCGGGAGGAAGGATGCTGAGCTTGAGCCCTATACTACCATTGACAAGGTGACCTTCTTGAAGAGAACCTTCGTCATTGATGACGACAAGCAAGGGAAGCTCATCGACAATGTGCCCAACGTTGGCTGGGTTGCCCCTCTTGCCTTGGACAGTTTTCTGTTCGAGCCCTACTGGTATAAGAACCAGAGGGATATGCAGGGGGACCTGGAGCAGCGTATCGCGCACTGTTTGTGTGAGCTTTGCTTGCATCCTCCTGAAGTTTGGGATGAATACTTCCCCAAGCTTCAGCGTTGGTGTGATGAGAACGGTATTGAATTGCCGTTCTCCAACCGCTTCGCCACTCGCGTGCATGTGAAGACACGCTTGGAGTTGTGGTTCTAGGGCCACGGACACGTGGTAATCCCTTTGTACATACATGAGCGACACAGCAGGGATGTACCGAGTCTACTACTCAGACTTTAAATGAGACGGATGTCGCTCCGAGCATGGGTAGTTGAGCACTCCCATGCGTGTATATAGCTTTCTAGAATTAATGATACTGTCGCGGTCAATGAAACCGTGTGTGACCCTATAGAGGGTTTGGCTATTCCAGTGGGTAATGATGAAGTTTTAGGTATGACGTCGCTTGTCGGTGATGCAGCAACTTGTGCTGACACGCCGGCTGTGGCTTTCAATAATTACACAATCAAGTCCACTGAAGATGTGCAATCTATCAAAGATTACTTTTCACGACCTACGTTAATTTCGTCTGGTAACGTGACGAGTGGTGTTGGTAGAATGTACTTCAATTACATAGGGAGAGATTGTGGGTTTATTGATACTTACTTTGGTGCTAATTCATCTCTACGTCTTACAGGCATAGCAGGTATGCGTTTCACTGTTAGGTTGACTTTGCAAGTCACTGCGACTCCGTTTCATCAGGGGATACTGTGTTTGAGCGCGCAATATAGCACAACATCATCATCCGCTCATGATCAACGGAGCGCATTTAACCCGATGTGTGTGAACGTACCTCATGTTCTGTTAGACATAGCAGAAAGTACTTCAGTAAGTTTGGATATACCTTATATCTCTCCTTATGAATATAGTCCTTTACCCGTTTCGTTGGGCTTGGTTGGATACCATTTACTCATGGCAATAAATAGACTCACTGATGTTAGAATAGTGGCTGGCCAAGGAGCCCCCACTTATAATTTGTATATGTCTCTTCATGATATTGAATTGATTGGAGTGTATCCCTCATTGACGACGACTGTTAATATTCAGTCAGGTGTGGGTGCTACGTCCCATGGTAAGGGACCAGTACGACCTACCGCTCCACTAGTCACTGGCACGTCCAGAGTGACCCAGGAGTCTCATGATGCCGGCGTGGTGTCAGGTGTTTTGAACACCGTGGCTGACACCGCCGCCGCAGCATCATTGATGCCTGGGTTATCTTCGATTGGGGGAGCCGCTGAGTGGTTCTTGCGCGGATCTGCGGGGGCTCTCGCATCTTTCGGCTTTTCAAAGCCCAAAGATGAGACGATACCCGGTCGAATGTTGCGTCAGAACTATGCCGGTGACTCCCAAGTGGATATACCAGAGATTGGTTATGTGGTTGGGCCCACTCAAAGCAATGCCATTGCCGTAACAAGTGTGCTCGGCTGTAGTGATGTGGATGAGATGAACTTTAACCATATTCTTTCTATTCCTAACATCATTTTCCGAGGAAATTTATCATCTTCCGCGACTAAGGGAGATGCCATTTACTTGGCTCACGTGGGCCCCAGCTTCTGTTGGTACCGTGACTTTGCTAGTGCGGGGACTCCAACTGGTAACCTAGCTTTCCCTTCACAGTCGACACTGACGACCAATGTGTTTTTACCCTCTACATTATTGTACTTGGGTAGTCAGTTTCGACAATGGAGAGGAAATCTGCGTTACACGTTTAAGTTTTCCAAATCTAAGCTTCACGGTGCCAGGGTGCTGGTTTCATTTCAGCCTTACACAACTGTTGCGGGAGCGAATGCTCCTTTGAGTAACACTGTCCAAATTCCAGATACTGCTGGCGCTGCTAAGATGCGTGTGGATGGATTTAGCACAATTATAGATATACGGGACCAGTCGACTTTCGATTTTGTGGTTCCATATACCTATGCTTTACCATACTGCGCTTTTAACAACGCCATTGGTTCTATTAGCATGCAGGTACTTGATAAACTTGTTACTAGTAGTGTACTGTCATCTTCTATAGATTTCTTAGTATTTGTTTCAGCTGAGCCTGACTTTGAGTTTGCAGGCGTGGCCCCCTCAACGTTTGATGGAGTTTCTGGAACTGGTGGTGGTGTTACTGTTTTGCAGTCTGGTATAGGGGGTTCAAACCCTGTGGCGGATAGCTCACAGCATGTAGTTGGGGACCATATTAAATCAGTTAAGCAGCTGATTATGATCCCTGACTTTACCGCGACGGTGAATACTGCTGCGGGCTCATACAATGTGTGGGATGCCGATCCTTGGTTTAAGTCGAATAAGTTCAACATGACCACCCCTATGGGGAATGGCGTGACGGCCTTATTTTATGCTTCCAAGTGTGGGCGTTTAGCACAGATGTATGCGTTTGCTCAAGGTTCCACTAAGTACGTGGTCATGCAAGATGAGTTCACCTCCGGTTCCACGATTGTGATGAGGCAGTATCCAGCAGACTGTGGTCAGGGACCTATTGGAGCTGTCAGTGACCTATATGACCGCGATTCCAATCCTTATGGAGGAGTTGTGGTACCTGAGTCCGCTGGAGTGGGCCGTTTCATTCTTCCTCTGTATAGTAAGGTGGCTCGGGTTCCCGTGAGTGAGGCTTCCGTGGGCAGAAGATTCGGAAGTTACAGATCCGGCTTCGAAGTCAGCGGAGGTAATTACGAGGTAGCATTTACGCAGGTGAAGTATCAACTGTCTGTGCGCAACGGCACTACTGCCAATATGCGTTTCATGGTTGGTATTGCAGCCGCAGATGATGCTCGCCTCGCTTGCTTTATTGGTCCCCCTGCCACCATCATTTTCCCATCTACTAGTACTGCTGGTCCTACTAATCCAGGAACCGATAGTTTCTAAATTTCCTCAAACCCGAATGCGGGTGGACGGAACAATAAATGGACGCCCGGAATGGGGTCCGCCGTGCGTGCGTAAAGCTATTGCTTTGCGTACTTACGTTTAAAATAGGTTTAAACACCTTTGCTTAGATCACAGCGTGATCTGAGCGATCAGATTACACCTTACGGTTGCTATTTATAGCACGTGTGAGTTCATTTCACACACATCAGGATAACATCCTTTGACAGCCGTAAGGCTGTCACACTGATGCACTGATGTGTGTGCGATGCACACGCTACCTTGAGTGTTCACCATCGACTTGTCGGTGGTGACGCTGTTTTCTTAAC